TAAAACCATTAGATAGGTTAGAATAAAATGCATAATCAGGAATATCCAATATTAAATTAGTGTCCGCCTCTTCAATGTAATCAGAGTATTCTCTAATTACTATCGGATTATGTGGGTTATAATAATAACCAAATTCATTTGCCGAATCCGCATCAGTAACGATGTTAAACTTAAGATCGTTATATATTATTTTATTAACATATCTTGATATCACTCTTTCTTTTTGGTCATAATCGTTCCATTCACAATAATCACCATCAATGGTATCTCCAGATACTAAATCATTATTATAATAGAATGGACCAACAGGTGGTAGAGTATTTGAATTGTATTGTCCTTGAGTTATATTTGTGTTTGATAAGAAATTACCTTGATCCCACCAAGAATTTGGTAACCCATTATCTAATGGTTGATTAAATCCCCAACCTTGTTTCATACCGTTTGTCCACCCAAAATAACCTTTCCATAATGTAGTAAAATATAGTTCGGAAATTGGTCTACTTTGATTATCACGTAATGGTTTAATATCAATGTCACAATTAAAGGATAACGTATAGGATTGATTGGCTTCTTTTACTGAAGTTCTATTAATATTATTTGGACTTAAAACATCTTTTTCAAATTTTGACTTTGACTCAAAAATATTTTGTTCAAATCCAGCTTTTATTAATAATGCACAATCAGAATTTGTTAGGATTTTGTGTACCCTAATATAATATTCGGATCTTGTTTCACCCGTATTACTTTTATTAATTATTCGTCTGAATGTACTTGAGGTTCCATTTTGGAATGTGGTTCCAGTAAATCCAACATTATATACGTTGAAGATATACTCCTCACTTCCAAATCCCGAATCCCCAAGACTATTAACTTGGAAAATAGTTTCACCATTATAATCAAACGGCAATTCTACATACTCTCCCGTTAATACCCCATGTTTCATCGGACATTTAAATGTAATATAGTTTCCATTATTATCACTACCCGATGTTATGGTAAACGGTATACCATCTGATGCCATCCAAAACCAAGACACTGACGTTTCATTGTCGATTGCAAATAAAGGTTTAGTGTAATCGTTACTATAAGCATAACTCATATAATGAGTCCAATTATAGGTAGATGCACTTTTATTTATAAATGTTACATGATTGTTTGGTGGTTGGGTGTATCCTGGAATATTATTGTCAACTCGAATAAAATCAAATTCACTATATTGTGGGTACCCTTCCCAAGGCGTGTTAGGGTTTGTGGCATAAGATATTGCATTATTAATAGCGTTTGTATAATACAAATTATTTCTATATGGAACATAAGTTGTTGATCCTGTGTATTCATTTTTAAATAAAAACGTGTATTTAGTTACAGGTCTAAAAATTGACGATCCTTGTCTTTCATCATCAAAAACTTGTTGTAAACTTAAGTCAACATTTCTATCAAATTCAACTATTTCTTTTTCCGTTTGTTCCAACGGAACGTCAATAAAAAGATTGGTATCGCTTGATCCCTTATATCTTAAACTTCCTAATACAATATTTGTTGAGTTATCTATCATCTTATCCCTCGTTATTTACATATAATTTAACAAATTTATCAATTGCAGTTTTACCATTATTTAACCCAAAGTAAAAATGGAATGGCGCCCCAACTATAACTTGTGTTGATACTTGTGGTGTTGGCAATGGTTGTCCACTCACATCGAAATTAGTTATCATACCTAATTTAGTTGTTGAGGATTGGAAATATGGATCAATGTTAAAATCCAAATTTTGATATCCCTTATGGAAAAAAGGCCCAAATGTATACCAATTATTATTTTCAGAACCAAAAATGTTTGGAGATGACTCTAATTTCCATTGATAATGAGGAACATCTTGAGTTTTTGGATATCCGTAATAATCTTGTATTAATGGAGTTTCACTATATGTTTCAAATCCAGGTGTAAATCTTCTTCTATATTTATATTCATTAGTTGGTGATTCAAATAAAATACCAAACACAGGTCTTGGTGGAACTTGGTTGTCGTCACCAAAATAAATTGAGTTGGGATTAGGATAATTTTCAAAAATAAATGGATTAATTTTCCATTCAGAGTTTATCGATAATGCTTGTGCGAAGTCACCATCTATTCTATCTGCCTTTCTAGTACTATTAAAGAATTGTATAATACCTTTACCTTCCGTACTACCACCACCTGTTGTAATAGGTAGGATAGCCTGTCTAAACGTATCATTTAATAATCTCGATAAGAATCCTATTTGAATTAAATCTGACGTATCTTGGTATGAGGTTGATTTAACTTGATCAGCCATGTAACCATTAAAATTAGAATTATTACATATCTCAGTAATGAATTGATCTCTAGGTCCTAAATCTGCAATCGTTGTTGGGAATTGGATTTGTTTTTCATTATACCCTAAACCAGGATAACCATTTATTATAGATGATGGCCATAACGGATTAACCGAAGGTTTGGTTTTCCCAATAAATTCTTGAGTACTGTCTTTCCATGGCGAAGATCTATAATAGAAACCATTACTTAATTCATTAAAAACAATAACATCGTCACAATAATTATATGTAGGTGTGTTAGGGTCTAATATTGTATATGTTGCGGTCTTATTAAATGAGAACATATATAACACACCATTTATCCAATTGTTTTGGAATACTTGTGCAAATACTCCCCGACAAGCCGCAAACGTAATTGTAAATCTTGTTTTCCATTCTAAGAATAATTTTACATCTTCATCATATTGAGAAATGTATTTTTTATTTAATAAACAATAACATCCTTTTTTAACTCTACCCTCAGGTACAATACATTGATCAGGAGGTATTACCGTTACGTTATTACCTGAACCTTGATAACATTGTAATGAAACCATATCATCACAAGTTAATGTTGCGGCAATTGACGCTATTCCATCAGGTAAATCAAATTGATTACCTGATGCTAAATCAGACGCCACTCCAGTACCTGATGATGAAGAAGTACCATCAGAACTATAAAATGTAAAATTATTATTTTGATGTAACGCAAAACCTGTTTTTGATGGTACTCCAGGTGAAATATCGGCACCATTTTCAGTTTTTGTAGATGTTGGTAATCGGTCACTTCTCATAACCATTTTAGTTTTATTGTTAAAATTAACACCAGGTAACCCATATCGATAATAAACAGGTGAGTATAATGCATTTAATTGACCTGATGGTACATTACCTATTTCCCCCTTACCTTGATCACCACTATTAGGTGTATCCTCATTACGACTATTAGTACAAGAAGGATAAGATGTGTTAGATTGTGAACCTAAGAATGTACCACCACCAATATAGTCGGAAGTTGATCTTGGTAATGTATAATTACTAATAGACAATATTGTCCTTTGGGAACTTGTTGTTAAAAAATTTAATCCTTGCCAACCAGTAACAGGAGTATAATCTATAACAACACTAAGGTCATCCGTTGAGAGGTAATAATAAGGATAACTTGAGGTAAATGCCGTGTAGTTAGGATTGGCCCCAACTGCAGGTCCTATATTAAAATTATACGAAGGAAAATACAGGTTAGTCGCACTATTTGTTGCGGTATTATGACTAGCAGGTTTTAATCCTGTTGGTTGTATTGGCACATTTAAATAGTAATCACCTTCAGGTGTTATAACATTACCAAATGCTTGACCAAATATTCTTGATAAATCATATTTAATTTTTTGTGGTGCGGTATGTACGTCAACACCCCTATTTAGTATGATAATTTCAAAATTCTCATAATTTGTCATTTGAGTAAAAGCCTCACCCGCATCATATTCTGTATTATAACTACTACCACAACAATATATAAATTTAATTCTATGTTTTAAAAATGAACTTGTTGGTAATGTACCCGATGCAGTTCCACTTAAAGCAAAGAAATCAGATGCCGTCATACCTGTTATCATCTGAAAATATTCAACATCAGTAGGGTACTGCAAATAACTAGTTTCACTATTTGGTGTTGATGCGGCAACATTTGTGATGATTGGTTGATTAATAATAATACTTACAGTAATAGGTGTCACACTGTTAATGTTTGAAGAATCCGCATAATTAACAATTATTGATGTTGTTCCAGTTATTGTGGTACCCGTAATTGCATTATTACCAAATTCATTTAATGTTCCTCCCGTTAAATTAACGTAACCATTAGATAATAATGGGTCATTAAAACTAATTGGTTTTCCAACTTGCATTTGATCTTTTGTTCCAGGATTAGCCAAAAGAACAATAATTTGATCCTCAAAATTAAGATTACCCAAAGATTGATTAACATAAGTTTTAATTCTATTTGGGGCATTTGTCCCAAAATATTTATCTCTCGTATTAAATTCATTTAATTTTTGTGGGAAAGTTTCTTTAGTTGGGAATCCCCAGTTTCTTGGGTCATTACCCCCATTATCCCAAGCCGCAAATGTGAATGGTTGTGGAGCGTGGTATAACGCAAATTCATCAGTAAAAATAGTAGTTTGACCTACCACACCTGTTGAACTTAATATATCATAACCTGAGAACATCCTTTGATAGTCAACAATACCTCTTGCTGCAACTTCAGGAGTTATGTCTTGTTGCATTGCCGCAGTAATTAATGATGGTACACCACAATCATCACATGAATCTGTAGCACCATCAAGACAAGGTCCATTCCAAAATGGACCTCTATTACGTTGCATTTGATCCTCAATTGGGTTATTTTGACTATTAGGGTGAATAACATTATATGATGCCGGTGTATTAACAGGTGCTAAAAATCCGTTTGCTTGACCAAGCTGAACGTCAACTGTGTCTGATTGTTGTTCGGCAATTGAATCACTAACTGAGTTTGCATCAATGTCATCTTCCAAAGTTGCCGGTCCACAATCACAATCACAACTTGTACACTCAGGGTAAGATATCATAGGTAACCCAATTCTTGGGAAGTTTTTTATCTTAAGTAGAAATTTTATTGTGAACGCAATGAACGCTATTGATAAGGCCAATCTAAACACAAATGATAATGCTTGTGCCGTAATTCTTAATATCAAACCAAAATTAATTACAGGACCACCTAACGGTGCAAATGCAAATACCTCAATTAACGAGTTTATCCAATCAATCATATCCCTTATAGCATCATAAGCGAAATAGATTCCTAAAACGATTAACAGGTACTTTAAAACAGGCCATGCCCACGCAATAAAGTGAGCAACAAATAATAACACTAATAAAGGAAATGTTAAAACATTTATTAGTATATTGAATATGAAAAATATGAAATCAAAATTTCTAACTATATCATTAGATGGGAATGTATTAACCGTCGATTTACAAGTTCTATTATCAATTTCCTTTATACCTAAGTGTCTTGCCCTTGAAACTCCATTTTTGTACCTGTCAAGAAACATTGCGGTCGTATAAACTTTATTATAGTTCATTTCATAAAATGTATCCTCACAATTAATTGCAGATAAAGGGTCAACATAGTCATCCCAATCTAAACTAAACGTATATGATCTTAATAAATCAAAATAATTCTGAGGATAAAAAGTAAAATTAACTTCTTGTTGTTGTGTATCATCTATTGGTTCTGAAACCGCTAAAATAATGTCACCAGCATTAACAGGTATAACAGTAATATCACCATAATAAGGTTGTGGTCCACTACCACTATCAATGTAAATTGTGAAGTTTTTACTATTAATTGAATCATCAAATAAAAGTCCTCCATCAGTTGCCGCAATTGTTGATCCCGTATATTGCGGAGGATTAATAGGAAATGTCGATGGCATTATAATAGAAAATGGTGTTGTCGAACTTGGATCAAATGGATCCGTACTACTTGACACCCAACCATGTTCTTTAATATTTGGTACTAAAAAATTTGCTCGTTGGAACTCGTTTTGTAATCCACCTTCGTTACTCCATTTAAATTTAAACCTATATCTTCCTTTTGTTGGTATTCCTTTTGTTGGGTCGTTAGATATTACTTGTTCTCCAAATTCATTTGTTATAATATAATCCAAGTTCATTGGAACATTTGCTAAAAATGAACCATCACCATCTATAATCTTCCCATCTTGTTCAAATTTATGTTCTTCAAGAAGAGGTAAATTATTTTTGTCAGGGTATATTGTTTGTCTAATAGATAATATCTGACCAGGTCCCGCAATTAACTCACATAAGTTACCTGTATTGTTTTTTGGTTTACAATTTGTTTTAAGGGCATCATCGTTAGTTGTAGAAATAAGAGACCCCATTAAAATTGCATTAGGTCTAATTGTTACGTTTGCATCATTGGTTAAATCAAAATCAACTCTAGTAATACCTATTTGACAAATATCTTCTTGACCCCAAAGAGGAGAAATATCAACATTTTTATTTAATGTTTTAATTTGTGGTAATTCACTTAAATTAGATGACTTTTTAAACGTTGATCCATTAACTTGTGTTTCAGTCGCTTGTCCTGCATTAATTAAATCTTGTGGTGTTAATGAGAAACATCCAATATCGGATAAATCAACATCCATAAAAACAGTTTGAGTTCCAACAGGAACTCCAAATATCATATAATCACCACTATCATTTGTTTTAACGGTATACTTGTAATATTTGTCATAAACCTCAATGTAAGTTTGATCTATTAATACTTCCTCTCGATTTGGAAATGTCCCTGTCGCCACATGAACACTATATGATGGGTCATGAGGTAATAGGTTATATCTATAACCATCATCATTATTGTCGGATAAAGTTTTATATGGATATAATTCAGATATTGTTGGGTTTAACTCATCTTCTGGACTTAACGGTATGAATATGGAAACTTTAGCGTTTGGTAACCCAAAACCACCGTTTACAACAACCCTACCAACTATAACCCCATAGTCAGAACACACCTTCATATAAAGATCTGATTGATTTATTTTTAAAGATAGGATCTCTAAAGATTCAAAATCTTGATCTAACTTTACGTTGATGTATTTGTCGACACCTACTTGGGTCCTTATTCTATATGATTTCGGCATTAAAGTCTTTTTTGATAAATAGTTTATTTCCTATTTTCAAAAAATAGTTCTAATTAAAAAAAAATAAATTATCAGGAGAAATTAACCGTACTTAAATTGATAACTCTAACATTGATGTCTTTGTTAGGGAATCTAATTTGATAGATTTGTGTTGGTTCTGCAAAAATTGTGTCTGCAATTAACTGTATTTGTTTTGTTGCAGGGTCCGAATATTTTTGAGATGTTTGATTTGAGGAGTATTGACCTCCAACTTTATTAAAGAATTCCATATCAGAAATACTTATTACTCCATTTTCCGCTTGGATTAATCTTCTTAATTCTGACACAACAACATTTTGACCCAATTGTCTTGATGTTGGACTAAAGTACGTTGTGATAATATCAATAATTTTAGACACAATTGCCCCTTGATTTTGACTAGCATCTAACACAACATCAACATTAACCGCTAAGTCAATTGGGTTTGCACTTTCAATTGAAATATAGTCGTTAATCATCCTATAATTTGATAGGTAACTTGCAACATTACTTTTTAAAGTATTTGATATTGTATCAGTTAAATTACCACTTGTGTCGTAAGATAACATTTTTATTTTTATCATGTTGTTTTCCTCAGTAATCGCAACTTTTGCAGGTGCCCCAAACTGAGAAGGCATTGTTCTAATAATTGATTCGTAGTCATTTATTGTGACCGCTCTATTTTGTGCTGAGAAGTTATATGAGACCATATTTCTTACTTCTTCAAGTGTTGGTGCGTTTGCCCCTCCAATCGCCGCAGTAACGTTATTACATCTCAATGTGTTAATAACAGATCTGTTAACACTTTCTGAGGGACCATTAACAAAGAATGATACCGTACCAATTTGGTTAATTACATTAACACCTAAGTTAGTTGCTTGTCCACCACCAACTCTGTATTGTATAAACAATGTTGAGTTTGATTTAAGAGCCGCACCTAACGCTAAATTGTTAGAATATTTATTTAAGTCAAATCCTTTACCAGATCTTGCGAAATCTCTAAGTTGTTCTTCCGCAGAAACATTACCACCACCAAATGTCATTTTTAAATAACCTTCAGGTGTATACTCAGATGTAAATTTAGTGTTGGTTAAAATATATTTACCAACCTTAATACCAGGTTGATCAGATGCTTTAGTTGGGTCTTCAATGAACACTCTGTCTTCGGCAAGTGCCTTAACTTCATACCATCTATTATCTAATCCTAAAAATTCTTGTGGGTTTGGAATTGTATTATATTGAGTTCCGTCTTTTAAAAGGACACTTGTTATGCCTAAAACATTTTTTTCAGGTAAGAATAATTCAAAAAATGGTTTAACATCATTTGGCGTGATAACTCGTTTGAATACTTTTGTAAACCCGTTTACAACAACTTCCCTTTTTACA